GTCCTCTTTGAGGCTGATCCCTACATCTCGACCGCAACGAACGTCACGGCTGTGACCTTGTTCTGGTCGTAAGGAGAACCGAATGGCTCGGGAGTACTCATCCATATCTCGGTTTGGTCTGACCGAGCCATTTGAACTTCAGGTTGCCCGTGGGCAGATCACCGCGCACCGGAGCGTCACTGTGTTTGGGTATAACCCGGACGTAGACACTACTCGTGTTACTGTGTGGCCGTACACTGGTATCATTCCACTCCCTGCAGCGGCCCTGCAGCTGAAGGTCAGCTCATCCGATGCCAACGATACTGCCGCAGGGACTGGGGCAAGAACCGTCTATGTGGCTGGCCTTGATGCCAACCACAACGAGATTGAAGAGATCGTCACCCTGAACGGCCAGACAGCTGTGCTGACCACGCAGTCGTTCCTTCATATCAACAACGCCTATGTTGCCACCGCAGGCTCGGGACTTTCAGCTGCCGGAGACATCTACTTTGGCGATGGGGTGGTGACGGCTGGCGTTCCCGCTACTGTCTACGACCTCATCAAGTTCGACTACAACCAGCGCATCACCGGAAGCTACACAGTACCCGCAGGACATACCGCATATTTGGCGCAGGGACTATTCTCTGCGGGACAACCGGGCGGTTCGGCGCAGGTTGTTGGGCGGCTTCTTACTGTGGGAACAGACGGTATCCGCCGCGCTGCAGCAATTACCACAGTCAACAACGGAGTTGCGGACTACACCTTCGAGTATCCGATTCGAATCCCTGAGAAAACTACCATTGAGGCGACCGCACAGGGAAGCTCAAACAACAACGAGGCTTCGGCCATGTTCATTCTGCTGTTGGTGTCAAATGGCTGAAACCAAGAAGGATTCTCGTCTGTCTCGCGCTGGGGTCTCTGGCTATAACAAGCCGAAGAGGACGCCAGATCATCCGACGAAGTCTCACATTGTTGTGGCCAAAGAAGGCAACCAAGTGAAGACGATCCGCTTCGGGCAGCAGGGGGTAAAGACAAACCAAACTGCAGGTCAGCGCGAGGCATTCAAGTCACGCCACGCAAAGAACATTTCGAAGGGAAAAATGTCCGCAGCATGGTGGGCAGATAAAGTTAAGTGGAGTCCCAGCAAGACAGCGTCCAGCTCAACCAAATGGAAGAAAGGCTCATGATTTCTCGTTCCAGCATGAGCAATCAGATGTGGGGAAACAAAATGCCTCTGACCAAAAAAGGCGAGAAGATTATGGCTGCTATGAAATCCGAGTACGGATCGAAGCAGGGTGAGCGCGTTTTCTACGCATCTAAGAACAAGGGCCGGATTAAGGGCGTTGAGAAAAAGGCAAAGGGCGGTGCTATTAGCAAGAACCGCGAAGAGAAGGCCTTGGAGACGATTGGAGCGATCAAGCCCGGTGCCGCAGGCATCCCGGTCTATGTCGCTGAAGGAAATATCGACGTTGGCGTGAAAAAGAAAGCCAGTGGCGGTATGATCAATAACCGTGGGGATGGCCTTGCGTCTCGCGGTTTTACTCGTGGGCGCATGTGCTAAAGGAGATACATCATGGCAAAAGCACCAACACAGTTAGAACGGCTAAAGAAAATGAAGGTTGCGCAGGCAGTGACTCCCGGCATTGGCGGTGGTCGTAGACCTATGCCCATGCCTGCCAATCCGGGCGGTGATCGTAAACCCATTATCATGCCTGCCAAGCCGGGCGGTGGTCGCAAGCCTATGCCCATGCCCATGCCTGCTTTGCCTCGCAGCGTGGGCGGTGGTGGTAAACCTATGCCCATGCCTGTCAAGCCAAATCTGCCCATGCCGGGCCTCGGCTCTGCAATCGGTAGCATGACTGGCACTCGTCCCGGTGGCAAAGGTGGGGCTGGCCCCGCCGCTCAAGCCGCTGCTGCTCAACAAGCCGCTGGCGGTAAGGGTGGGCCGCGTCCAATGGGTCCGGGACAAGTTGCTCAGATGGCAAAACTTGCCGATATGGCCGGAATGCAGCGTATGAAGGGTGGCGGCTATCTCAAGAAGAACATCGATGGTAAGGCGTCCAAGGGCAAAACCAAAGGCCGCAATTGCTAAGGTGAGTCATGGGCCGCACGAACGAAAAGCTGTGGGAACAGTCTAAGGCGCAAGCCAAGGCTAAAATGGGCGGGAAGCATTCCGCCCGCGCCATGCAGCTTGCCGGGAAAATCTACCGCGAGAAAGGCGGTGGGTATACCGGAGAGAAGACTGCGGCCCAGAAGTCCATGTCAAAATGGACAAAAGAAGACTGGGGGACCAAGAGCGGCAAAAACTCCACTCTTGGTCCCAAGGCGACTGGCGAACGGTATCTTCCGAAGAAAGCTCGTGCGGCTTTGTCGGAATCGGAATACGCTGCGACAAGCGCCAAGAAGCGATCAGACACGGCAAAAGGCAAACAGTTTTCAAAGCAGCCTGCAAAGATTGCACAGAAGACAGCGAAGCACAGGAAGAAGTAAATGGCAGTTGTTGTCCCTGATCTTTCCGAAATCTTTGAAGAGGCTTATGAGCGCCTCGGTCTTGAGTTGCGCTCTGGCTACGAACTGAAGACGGCTCGACGCAGCTTGAATATGCTGACGCTCGAATGGCAGAATCGTGGCCTGAACCTCTTCACGATTGAGTCAGGCACTCAGGCTCTGACCGCAGGGACCGCAACGTACACCCTGCCCACAGACACAATCGATATCATTGAGCATCAGCTTCGCACTGGCACTGGCACAAGCCAAGTGGATACCAATCTTGAGCGCGTCAGCGTCTCCACATATGCGCAGCAGAGCAACAAGAATACGCAGGGCAGGCCCACTCAGATTTATGTCCAGAGACTGGCAACAGAGACCAAGGTGACCGTGTGGCCCGTCCCAGATGCCACGCAGCCCTATACGCTCCTGTACTATCGCCTGAAGGGCATTGATGGCTTGGCGTCTGGCATAGCTGGCTCTGCGGCCATTCCGCCTCGGTTCATCCCGGCTTTGACATCAGGCTTGGCTTACTACCTAGCCCTCAAGAAATCGCCCCAGATGGCACCCAGCCTCAAGCAGGACTATGAGTTCCAGTTTGAGTTGGCGGCTGGTGAGGACACGGATCGATCATCTGTGCAGTTTGTGCCGTACAATACATTCATGATGGGTGGGTGATGGCATACGCGAGAGGCAAGAAGGCATTCGGATACTGCGACAGAACTGGGTTTCGCTACCCTTTGTCTGAGCTTGTGTATGAATACCAGAATGGCGTTCGCACTGGCTTCCGTGTTGGCAAGGATGTGTTTGATCCGGACCAGCCCCAGAACTTCTTGGGCCGAGTTAAGATCAACGACCCGCAGGCCCTGAAAGACCCACGGCCAGATACATCGCTTGACGCGAGCAGACAGTTGTGGGGATGGAATCCCGTTGGGAACCCTGCGCAATATATGATATCATCAGTTGGAACAGTGACTGTGGTCACGACAGAAGGAGAGTGACGATGCCTAAAGGAACTGGACGCCCCTATAACCGCGGCGAGCGCGAAGTTGTAGCGGGTATGAAGCGACTTCGTAAAAGCGGGCTTGGTCGCCGGAAAAATGAATTTCCCGGTGCAGAAGGCACTCCCGGCGGAGTTGGCACCTTTAGCCCGTATCCTACAGACAAGCAATATGATCGCGGCGCACGTCGCGCCAAAGGCGGGGCGATCAAGCAGGGCATCAAATCCAAGGCCAAGGGCGGAAAAGTCTCCGAGTACGGCGGCAAGGAAAACTACAAATCCAAAAGCTCCATGATGAAGCATGAGTCGATGGAATCTCCGGCCATGGAGAAAAAAGAAAAGAAGATGAAGTCTGGCGGCATGATGAAGATGCGTGGTGCCGGAGCAGCCACAAAAGGCACGAAGTTTTCCTCAAACGGGTAAGTTCAAATGAACTATTCTGAACTAGCGCAGGCCATACAGGACTATACGGAAAACCAAGAGACGACCTTCGTCTCCCAAATCCCCACGTTCATCCGTCAGGCTGAGCAGCGGATTTTCCGTACAGTCATGATCCCTGAGTTAAGGAAGAATGTGACCGGGACACTGACAAGCGGGAACCAGTATCTTGCTCGTCCTAGTGACTTCTTGTCTGTGCTGTCTTTGGCTGTAGTAGACGGGGACGGTGACTACACATATCTCCTCGACAAGGATGTGAACTTCATCAGGGAAGCATATCCGTCGAGTGCAACGCAGGGCATTCCGAAGTATTATGGCGTCTTCGATGGGGATGTTTACTCTGGCAGCGTCGAGACTGGCAGTGGAAACTTTATTCTCGCCCCAACACCAAACGCCAGCTACGCCGTAGAGCTGCACTACTACTACGACCCACCGTCCATTGTGACGACTGGTACGTCGTGGCTTGGCGAAAATGCCGATACAGCACTTCTGTATGGCGCTCTTATTGAAGCATACACCTTCATGAAGGGCGAGCCTGACCTAATCGGTCAATACACTTCGCGGTACAAAGAAGCTCTGGCTGAACTGACTGGCGTAGACATCAAGCTCAAGAAGGATAACTATCGGAATGGGGAGCGCGTATAATGACTGCAGCACTCCAACTGAACTCTGACGGGTTTAATGTCACTGTCCTGACTACCGAGCGGAGGGGATTCACCCCGGAAGAGATCGCCTTGCGTTGTGCTGACCGAATCGTGTCCGTGTCAAATACGGCGCATCCAGCGATCCGAGATCAAGCAGTCGCTTTCAAGGCGCAAGTTGCCAAGGTCGTTGAGACATATCTAAAGGAAGCGGTCAAAAGCGACAGGACAACCGTATATAACGCCATCATGGATGCAGGCCACCCTGAGCTTGCCGATCTGATAAGGAGACTCTGACATGGCCTTCACTGGCAACTTTATGTGTACTTCCTTCAAGAAAGAACTCTTGCAGGCCAAGCACGACTTCACCGCAAGCACTGGTGACACATTCAAGCTTGCGATGTACACCAACAGCGCATCGTTCACTGCTGCAACCACTGACTATACGACCTCGAATGAGGTTAGTGGCACTGGCTATACAGCAGGCGGCGGAACCTTGACGAACATCACGCCTACGACTTCAAGCACGACTGCTCTCACTGACTTCGCGGACCTGACGTTCTCGACTGCCACCATTACAGCGCGTGGTGCGTTGATTTACAACACGACAGCGGGTGCCAGCACTGGCACGACAAATGCCGTTATTGTGTTGGATTTTGGTGGAGACAAGACTTCGACGGCAGGCGATTTTACCATCGTGTTCCCAACTGCTGACGCGAGCAACGCAGTCATTCGGATTGCCTAATGGCTGATATCATCGTCCCAATCGGCGGATGGTCCCGCTTCGGTTGGGGCGAGATGCCATGGGGTCAGACAGACCTCCCAAAAGCCGTAGGCAATACAGGCTCTGTAACTGTTGTTGCTGAAGCGAACGTTCCCACCACTGGCCTTCAAGCCACCAGCAGTGTTGGCTCCGTAACCGTAATAGCAGAAGCCGCAATCAATGTTTCTGGTGTTTCTGGTTCTGGTGGAATTGGCTCTACTTCTGTTGTAGCCGACGCAAATGTTGCGCCGTCTGGGATATCTTCAACTGGAAGCGCCGGAAGCGTTGTCGTTTCTGCTGATGCAAACACATCTGTGGGCGGACTACAGGCTAACGCCCGAAACGGCTCTGTATCCGTAACTGCACAGGCAATAGTTTCTCCGTCTGGGCTTCAGGCCTCCGGGCAGGTTGGCTCCGTTCGCGTTGGAATTTTCGTCTCCGTTTACGTCACTGGGGTATCAGCGACGGCATCTGTAGGAGAAGTTGCAGCCAAGGCTGGAGCCAGAATTGGCGTGTCGGGCGTTGCGGCGAACGGTGCGGTAGATGCAGTACTTGTGTGGGGCGAGATTGTTCCAAATCAAAATCCGAGTTATAGTTCAATAGAACCTTCGCAATCCGCCGGATATGCGACGATCACACCAAGTCAGGTTTCTGGCTATGCATCGGTGGCTCCGTCGCAATCCCCGGGATACGCGCCCGCAACCCCGTCACAGTCTCCGGACTGGAAAGAAATAGCAGCATAGGACAAAGACCATGCCCAGCACTTACACAACGAACAACGGCATCGAACTCATCGGAACTGGTGAACAGTCCGGCACTTGGGGCGATACTACCAACACAAACCTTACCCTTGTCGATACGTCATTGGATGGGCATACGACAATCACTCTTGTGTCTGCAGGCACGAGTGGGTCGCCAAATAGCCTTCCCATCTCTGACGGCTCGGCATCAAATGGCCGCAACCGCGCCTTGATTTTTACGGACGGCGGGGACTTGGGTGCTGATGTTTATGTTCAGCTAACCCCAAATGATGCGAAGAAGATTATCTTTGTTCGCAACAGCCTGTCTGGATCGCGCAACCTTATCCTGTTTCAAGGCACATATAGTGCCTCTAACGACTTTGTACTTGCTGCTGGAAAGGATGCCATTGTCAAGTTCGACGGTGGTGGTTCTGGCGCTATTGCATCTGCTGTTCTTGCGGACCTCGCTCTTGATGCAGCGACAATCACAACCATCAGCAATACGACTCTGAACACTGCCACGGTCAATGCTACAACTGTAGACACCACAAGTGTTGAGGTCACCAACCTCAAAGCTAAGGACGGCACTGCATCCGCCACGATTGCCAACAGCACTGGCGTCATGACGATTGCGTC